AGATGCGAGTGAGTGGAAATCCAAGTTCCGCGCCACTCAGGACGAGGCAACCCGTCAGGCAGAGGAACAAAAGGAAGCCTTGGAAAAGATTATGGCTGAAAATGAAGCCTTGAAGAAGACGCAGACTCTTGCGACTCATAAGGCTGGCTGGCTTGGTCTTGGCTTCAACGATGAACTTGCTACGGAGGCATCCGAGGCAAGTGTCGGTGGTGATTTCAATGCGCTTATGAGCGTTATCAAGAAGTTCATGGAGATCCATGACAAAGAGATCAACGCCGCAAACGTCCGCAATATGCCCGCTCCCAAAGGGGGTTCGGCAACTCAGAGCATCACGCAAGAGCAGTTCGACAAGATGAATTATCGTGAACGCGAGAAGATCTTCAACGAACAACCAGAACTGTATCACAAGTTAACTGGCAAGGCGTAAACATACGTATGCTCTGAGCAAAATAATATTTTGCAAAGGAGATTAATACTATGGCTACTACTCTGCTTTCTAATATGGTCAACCCGGAAGTGCTGGCAGACATGATCGACAAGAAACTTGTTGACCTCGTCCGTTTTGCTCCTCTGGCTACCATTGATTACACCCTGCAAGGCGCTCCGGGATCGATTATTACCCTCCCGACCTTCAACTACATTGGCGATGCCGCTACTCTCGCTGAGAACAGCGAACTGACCCCTGTAGCACTCACGACCTCCACCGTTTCCGTCCCGATCCACAAACTGGCAAAGGGCGTAGAAATCACGGACGAGGCCATGCTCAGTGGTTATGGCGACCCGGTCGATGAGATTGCCCGTCAGCTTGCTCTGGCAATCGCATCCCAGATGGACAACGAGATGCTTGCTGTTCTTGCCAGCATCGCAAGCGACATGACCAAGGCCAAGGCTGGCGCTGCTGTTGCCCCGGCAGACCTCTCCGCAGCACTTGAACTGTTTGGTGAGGATATTGACATGGCGCAGAAAGCCGCCCTTGTTTCCCCGGCACTGTACACCCAGCTTCGTACCACCACTGGCTGGCTGCCCGCTTCTGAGATCTCTGCTGAGCGTCTCATCCGCGGTGCTGTTGGTGAGGCATATGGTTGCCAGATTATCATCAGCAATAAGCTTACCACCTCTGGTGCTGCATACATCGTAATGCCCGGTGCGCTGCGCTACTTCCTCAAGCGCGACACTCTTATTGAACAGGATCGCGACATCCTGTACTTCAAGAATGTCTACACCGCATCCAAGCATGGTGTCTGCTACCTGTACGATGCCAGCCGCGCCATCAAGATTGCTTGATGGGGATGATGTATCACCGTCACCTTACGGCGAAGGACGAGGCCAAAAAGCCTCGTCCCGAACCAGAGGTGACCGAGAAGGCCGCTACGCAGCCTAAAAAGCGTAGCACCAAGAAACCCAAAGGCGAGTAAATTCCAGAATCGAGGTGGACAGGATGAATTGTGCGAGTAAGATCAAGAATCTGAAAACCCTCTTGGGGATTCCACTGTCGGATTCGTCTCAGGATGAACAACTGAATGTCTATCTCAGCATGGCAAAAGAGGAAATCCTTAATTGGATGTACATCAACTTTGCTGACGTGCCACAGGACGCGGAAGTGCCTGACAAGTACGCGGTTGTTCATGTTAATGCTGTCGTTGCAGGGTTCAACCTTCAAGGCGGCGAGAATGAGTTCAAGCACGTTGAGAACGGCATTACCCGTGAATTCCACTACTCCGACATGGTGGACTACATCCGGGCGCACGTGTACCAGAAAGTGAGGATGTAATGAGGGAACTTGAACGTAACAAGCAAGTGATCCATTACGCCCTGCTGGACGGGTACATTGACGCTGTGGACGCTCAAGGCAACAAGACAGGCGAGAAGGTCAAGTCCTACGCTTTACCTGTGTATCTACGCATTAATGTTTCTCCAGCGAGAGGCAATGCTGATAGGGATATCTTCGGGATCGACTGCAACTATAGCCGCACGATGACAACTGCGGATATCTATTGCCCGATTGACGAAGAAACACTCCTGTGGATTGGCGTAGAACCTACAGATCCTCCCAACTATGTTGTTGTCCGCAAGGCAGTCAGTCTCAATGACATTGTGTACGCCATAAGGGAAGTGACCGTGAGTGGCTAATCATGTGATTCACGTCAACCCGCTGAACCCGCTCAGTATCATGTATGCAGAATTGCAGTACAGGATGCTGAAGAGGGAGTTCGACCGCAAGGTTGATGTCTTCATTGCGAGAGTAGCGGAACTGGGACGTAGCACAGCAGATGAAGCCTATGGTGGTGCGGTTACAGTGACGGCAGAACCGATTGAAAACGGGTATGCCATCATCGCATCAGGCGAGGCGGTTGGTTTCCTTGAATTCGGTGCTGGCGATGCCACTACGCCGAATGAATTTGCGGCACAAGTGTCATACGATGTTCGACCGGGGTCATGGTCTGAGCGGCATTATGATGCTGCAACGAACAAGCCTCGACCCAGTTATCACATTGATGGTAAGTGGGAATTTAACGGTGTTATATACACCGAGATCCGTCCAAGAAATGCTATGCAAAGTGCATGGGAAACCGTGCAGCAAGAATGGCGTGCAATCGCAGAAGAGGTGTTCGCATGAACGTCACACGGAATGCAGTTTACAATTACATTCATAATGCAGTTGCTGCTGCACACGATGGCATCTACATTTCTGGTGCTTATGAACCTGTGCCGCCTTCCAAGCCAGCAGTGTTCATCCGGGAAATCGGAGACTTCCGAAACAAGGAGAACATGACTTTTACAGGGGCGCAGGGAGTACGCACAAGCACCGTGGAAGTGCAGATTGTCAGCGGACGTATTAACGGATCTCTTTCTGAGGCGTATGCGATTCTGGAAACAGTTCGCGCTGCTTGTTTCGCCCTCCAGTACAACGAAACCAATGTTGTGACTGTTGAAGACGGAACAAATGGCACGAACTACCGCCTCCGGGTGGCTTATCGCAGAGTGATCGGTGATGCCGACACGATGCCATCAACTTGATTCTAATGAAAAGGAGATATACATATGGCTGGTGAAGTGAGTAGCGCGGGCATCAAGATCCACTACTGCCCGGAAACTTCTGTAAATACCCGTCCCACGTCAGGCTATAAAGAGAAAGCCACTTCTGGCACTCTAAAGATTGCTGAGTACGTTACGGGCATCAGCGGCCTGACTGCTGAGTTTGAGCAGTATGACGTGACTCCGCTTGCCGAGACTCAGCGTCATCGCTTTGTCAAAGGCTTGCAGGGCAATGACGGCAACCTGAGCATGAACTGCAACATCAACCCGACTTCCAGAAATGACTGGAATGCGATTGTTGCCGAGTTTGCCGGGTTATCTGGTGGCCTTGGAATGTGGTTCGCATTCACGCTGCCGGGTGATACGCTGTCTGCGTACTTCCGCGCAGAACCCTGCCCGATGGGATTCCCGGATGTTGAAGCTGCCTCTGCTGTGCAGGGCGCAATTCAGCTTATCGAGAATGCCTACGATGGCTGGGCAGCGAAACCGTCTACCTGATAAGGCGAAAAGAGGGCGGTACAACTGCCGCCCTTTCTTTGAATGAGTATGTAAGGAGTATGTAAAGTATGACGAAGAATGAGAAAACGAAAATCGAGTTTGATTACAACGGCAAGCATTACAAGCTTGAATACACCGCATCCAGCCTCAAAAAGCTGGAGAAGCAGGGAGTCAGTTTTGCAAAGCTTGACGATATGATATTCAGCGCACCAGAGGTTCTGTTTAGAGGTGCGTTCTTTGCGAACCATCCTACTGAGGATCGGGCGACTATCAATAAACTGTACAAGATCCTTCGCCGCTCCGCTGACGATGAGGAAGTGGAATATGACGATGATGGCAGGGAAGTTGATAAACTGACTCAGACCCTTGCCGACATGATTGCCGAGGCAGTGGATGAGATCACAGGACGTGGTGAGCAGGGAAACTTGAACTGGAAAGTGACGAGGTAAGCGCACCGCCATTTTCCACTGAAGAAGAGTTGAAGCAGAGTGTAGAGCAGAGTTTCAGTGACACACTGGATCAGTTGTGTGCTTATTACATGACACTTGGTGTGCCTTGTGATGAGTATTGGAACGGGGACTATACTCT